TATGCAAACTAAAAGTTTTAAAGATGGCAACCTCAATTGATAGTTTAGTAGAGCAATTAGGTAAATTAACAGTTATTGAAGCTGGAGAATTATCTAAAAAATTGGAAAAGGCTTGGAATTTAAATTTAGCGGCATTAACTTCAACACCTGCACCTATTGTTGAAGAAATAGAAGTAAAATTAAGTAAAGTTATTTTAATAGGGTTTGAAGTTGGTAAAAAAATACCAGTTATTCAAAAAATTAGACAATTTAAAGAAATGGGGTTGTTGGAAGCAAAGAATTTTGTAGAAAACACTCCTTCTGTAATTAAAGAAGACCTAGAACAAGAAGAAGCAGATAAAATAACTAAAGAGTTGGAATTAGTAGGTGGGAAAGTAGAAATAAAATGAGCGAAGATGAATTTTACAGATTTATAATGAGAATGGAAAGAGAAGTTTACGGAAATAAAGAATAATGCCAAAAGTAAGTAGAAAAGGTGATAGTTTATCAACAGGCCATATTTGTGCCTCAACAACTATATTAGATACTCCTACTCAAAGTACGGTAAGAGCAAATAGTATTTTAATAGCAAGAGAAACAGATAAAACTATATCACATCCTTTTCCACCTAGTCCTCCTTGCGCTCCACACGTTGCTGTTGTTAATAAAGGTTCTTTAACGGTTAGTGTAGTAGGATTGCCTATTGCAAGAAAAACTGATTCCACAGATAACGGACAAATGACTCAAGGATCAGATACAGTCTTCGCAGGATAAACGTATAAATATTGTATATGGCACAATCAAATCAAACATTTTTAGGTGATTGGACTCCTAGTGTAAAAAGTACTAGTACTAAACAATCTAGGAAATTCAAAGATATAGATTTGAATTTTGGTAGAAATATAGTTACCAATGATGTTAATACTGTTGAAGATGTCATAGCAATTAAAAGAGCTGTTAAAAATTTAGTACAAACAAACTTTTATGAAAGACTTTTCCATCCTGAATTAGGTTGTGGAGTAAGACAACTTCTTTTTGAAAATTATACACCATTAACATCAGTATTTTTAAAAAGAAAAATAGAAGAAGTTTTGGTAAATAATGAACCAAGAATTTCTTTAACTTCAATTATAATTAATGATGATACTTTTGAATCAATGAATCCAGCTATTGGTGAAGATATAGATAGCAATAGATTACGAGTAGATATACATTTTTATATTATAGGTATTGCTCTTCCACAAGTAGTTAATGTACAATTACAAAGGTTAAGATAAGATGGCACAACACAAATTACAAATATCAGAATTAGATTTTGATAAAATCAAATCAAATCTAAAAACATTTTTACAAAGTCAAACACAATTTCAAGATTATGACTTTGATGGTTCTGGTCTTTCAATTCTATTAGACGTGTTATCTTACAACACACATTATTTGTCATATATTGCTAATATGTCAACTAACGAATTATATTTGGATAGTGCTGATATTAGAAATAATATTGTATCATTAGCAAAGATGTTAGGTTATACACCTTCATCTCCTAGAGCACCAAGAGCATCTATTGATATTAAATTAAATAATGCAATTGGTTCGTCTGTTACAATGGTAAAAGGAACAGTTTTTTCAACTACAGTTAATTCAGTAGAATATCAGTATGTAACAAATGAAGATATAACAATTTCACCAGTTGATGGTATTTACGAATTTAAAAATGCTACAATTTATGAAGGAACGTTGGTTACATTTAAATATGTTTATGATATAAATGATCCAGACCAAAAATTAGTTATACCAACTAATACAGCAGATACATCAACATTAAAAATTACAGTTCAAAATAGTTCAACTGATACAACACAAAGTGTTTATGCTTTAGCAGGTGGTTATAATAGTGTATCAAGTGATTCAAAAGTTTATTTTATACAAGAAACAATTGATGGAAAATTTCAAATTTATTTTGGAGATGGTGTAACAGGTAAAAAATTAAGTGATGATAATATAGTTATTATGGAATATGTTATTACTAATAGAACAGATTCAAATGGAGCTTCAACATTTGCATTAAATGGAAACGTTGGTGGTTATACAGACGTTACTATTTCAACTGATTCAAATTCTCAAGGAGGTTCAGAAGGTGAAACAAGTGATTCTATAAAATTTAATGCACCTCTACAATATTCAGCTCAAGATAGAGCAGTCACAGCAACTGATTATGAAACGTTGGTTAAATCAATTTATCCAAATGCATTATCAATAAGTGCGTGGGGTGGTGAAGATGATGAAACTCCACAATATGGTGTTGTAAATATTTCTATTAAAGCTGCTTCAGGTTCTACGTTAACTGATACAACGAAAGCAGATATTGTAACTCAATTAAGACCTTTTAACGTTGCTTCAGTAAGACCTGTTATAAAAGATCCAGAAACAACATCCGTATTAATTACTTCAAATGTTAAGTATGACGCAAAGGCAACAGCAAAAACTGCTTCAACTATAAAAGCAGAAGTTATTAATACACTAATAAATTATAATACAGAAAATTTACAAAAGTTTGATTCAGTATTTAGATTTTCAAAAGTTACAGGTTTGATTGATGAAACAGATGATAGTATTTTATCAAATATAACAACTGTTAAAATAAGAAAAGATTTTACACCAATACTTTTATCATCATCAAAATATTTTGTTTATTTTAGAAATGCATTATATAATCCACACTCTGGACATTTAGCAAGTACAGGTGGGATATTAAGTTCAACAGGATTTAAAATAGATGGAAATGATAACGAATTCTTTTTTGATAGTGATGGAGCAGGTAATGTAAGATTATATTATATGTCTAGTGGTGTAAAAAGTTATTTAAATTCATCACAAGGTACAATTGATTATAGCACAGGTGCAGTTACAATTAACTCTTTAAAAATTGCTAGTATAACAAATATAGGAGGAAAAGTTTCAACTATAGTTCAATTAACAGTAACACCAAATTCAAATGATGTTGTTCCTGTTAGAGACCAAATTGTAGAAATTGATGTTGGGAATTCAAATATAACAGTTACCGCTGATTCTTTTGTAGGAGGTTCTGCTGAAGCTGGTGTGGGCTACACAACAACTTCCAGTTATTAATGACCAATGGCAAAATTTAATGATAAAATTTCTACAATACTCTCTAGTCAATTACCAGAATTTGTAATTGAACAACATCCAAAGTTTGCCGAATTTCTTAAAGTCTATTACCAATTATTAGAGTCTGCTGAATTATCAGTAACTTCTGTTAAATCTACAGAAGGTATTTTATTAGAAACAGAAACAGCACAAGCAAATAATTTAGTTTTGAATTCTAGTGCTATAGGTACTGCAAGAACATTACTAGACGCAGGTGATAAAATTATTTTTGAAATTTACTCTGGTACTGAATATGGAAAATTTACTCGTGGAGAAATTATAACAGGTCAAACATCAAACGCAATAGCAACAGTTTTAACCGAAGATTTAAATAATGGTCGTTTATTCATATCTGCTCAAAATAAATTTATAAAAGGAGAAACAGTTGTAGGTGGAACTTCAAATGCATATGCAACTATAGACAGTTATACACCAAATCCTGTAAACAATATTTCTGATTTAATTCATTTTAGAGACCCCGATAATGTAATTGATAATTTTTTAACAAAGTTTAGAGATGAGTTTCTTGTAACACTACCAGATACATTAGCAAATGATGTTAATAAAAGAAATCTTATTAAAAATGTTAATTCACTTTATCGTTCTAAAGGTACAAATAGAGGACACGAAATATTTTTTAGAATATTATTTAATGAAGAGGCACAAACATTTTATCCTAGAGAACAATTATTAAGAGTATCAGATGGTAAATTTGATACATTAAAAGTTTTAAGAGTAATTCCAGATATAGGCGATACAACAGAATTAATTGGAAGAACAATTACAGGTACTATTAGTAAAGCATATGCAGTTGTTGAAAATGTTGCAACGTATCAAATTGGTGCAGATACAGTTTCTCAATTTATATTAAATAATGATTCTATTCAAGGCACATTTCAAGTTGGAGAACAAATACAAGGTTCTGCTTCTGATACAGACGATTGGTATATTAAAGCAACTATAACAGGTATTCCAGGAACAAAAGTAATTCAAAATAATGGTGCATTAAATACTACAGCTGATTATGTTTCACTTGTTGCAGGTGGGACTGGTGCTATATTTGCTATTGATGAAATTGGTATAGGTGGAATTACAGACATTATAATTGATAATCCAGGAGCAAATTATCAAGTTGGAGATGTTTTAAATTTTACTAATACTGGTACAGGTGGATTAAATGCAAGTGGTTTTGTAAAAATTATTAATGGTGGTATTATTAATGAAGATAATACAGGAAATAAAATAACATTAGAAGACGGCACAATGTCAGGTGACCCATATTTTGGTAATGTCATTATGCAAGAAAGTGCTTTAGGTGTAGGATCAATTGAAGATTTATTTTTAATACAAAATGGTTCAGGTTATTCTACATTACCAAATGTTACTGTAACTTCAAATACAGGTACAGCAGCAGCTATAAGAGCGTGGGGTGATGAAATTGGAAGAATTGTTGCATTAAAAACAATTGAGTTAGGAAAGAAATATGAATTAGCGCCTACACCTCCACAATTAGGATTTTATAATAGTTGTATTGTAATAGGTGTTACAGGATCATTTCAACCAAATACTACTATTACTAGTACTAGTGCTGGAACTGGAATAATAGATACGTTTGATGTTGCTAAAGGATTAGTAAGAATTAAAACTGTTACTGGTACTTTTGCTATTGGTGATACTGTAACATCACAAACAGGTGGTACAGCAACTATTAAAAAAGTTGATGTTTCTATTGCTTCAATTAATGTTGTTTCAGTTTCAGATACAGACGGTAAATTTATTAATGAAGATGGTAAGCTTTCTGAAACAACAATGAAAGTACAAGATAGTAAATACTATCAAGATTTTTCTTATGTATTAAAAGTTGCTCGTTCAATTTCAGTATGGCGTGACGCATTTAAAAAGACAATGCACACAGCAGGATTTTATTTTACTGGTCAAGTAAATGTAGAATCTCAATTAGATGTTAGAGGAACATTACCACTTGTTGGTGCTGTTTCTGGTAAACAAGAAGTTGAAATACCAATATTTGCAATTCTTAATACTCTATTCTCTACAATCTTTGGAAGAAGATTAGGAACAGTAGATGATGGAACATCTTTAAGAGCAAATGCTTTTGAAGGTGGAACAATATATCTACCAGAAGATTCAATTGAACACTTTGCTGCTGGTCAAAGAGATGTTACATTAACAAGACCAGGTCTTTCAATAGATTATACAAGTAGAAAGAGGTCATTTATTGATGGTGTTCTTGTTAAACGAGGATGGGCATACGCAGGTCCTAGGTGGGGCAATCTTGATAAATGGGTAAATACGATATATGGTACATCAACTGCTGGTCACGGAATAGTGTTTAAAACATTAGAAGAGTTAAAAGTTTTTGCGACAAACTCTAGTTTAGATGGAAGACAAGGAGCTTTCTTGATGACTTCCAATATAGATGGTAGGACTATTAAAATGAATTTTGCTCAGCCATCATATATTAC